TATGTCTATGCTCAATAAGAGATTTAACATACCGCAGAATGTTAATCTTAATGACCCGAACGCTATCTTGCAACACTTGATGAATACAGGGCAGGTGTCACAAGCACAGATTAACGGGGTTATGTCCATGCGGAACAATCCTTTAATTCAACAGTTAATTCGTCAATAATTCAATTTTAACTCGATAATTTGAGATAAATCCGCAAATATGCGAGTTAAATTGCAAAATTAAGATATTAAGGATTTGGGTCTGCATATTTCCATATATACCCACAAGAGGTTTTGTTCCTTCCTTTTAGGCAAGCGTTTATACTACTTGCATTGCCATTCAATGAACGAGCCGCTTCAGATATACCATAATATGTTGCAATATAATTTCCGTATTTATCATATTGATAAATTTTCTTGCTGTTTTTATTGAGTATGCCTGTTTTGCCTTTCATTTGGGAGCGTCTACGCAATCCTTTTTCTACGGCATGATTGAGGTTTTCTTTAGATGTAACCCATTCAAGATTATCAACCGTATTATTATCCTTGTTTCCGTCTTTGTGGTTGATTTGGGGCTTGTTATCGGGGTTAGGGATAAATGACAAAGCAACAAGCCTATGAACATAGAACATTTTTGACTTTCCATCTTTATATAGTTGGACTTTATGATAACCAAGATTGTTTGTACTTTGGTGAAGCAATTTAACAATATTACTTTTTCGTATGTTTCTTGCGCCAAAACATAACGACTTAACATTACCTAAATTGCTTATTTGATACAGACCTTCGTAGTTTGGAATATCTTTCCATACTTCGTGCATAAAAAGAACACCTGCCTTTCGTGTTAGATGCCTTAAATGTAAACCGTGGAAACCGTTAAGGCATTACGGTGTTCGGGAGCTACCCTATCCACGGCAACAATATTATATCACATTTTTTAATGATATTAAAGTCGGCGCGCAGACTTTGATATAGAAACTATTAACCCGGTCATTCAATAAGAGAATGATCGCTAACCACACACAAATATGTGGTAGAAAGGAGTCAATTATGGCTTTATCAGAAAATGGCGGTATTCCCGCTACGATGCTTGTTAGTCCGAACGGCTATAACAACAGCGGTTTTGGCGGCATGGGAAATGATGGATGGTGGATTCTACTTCTGCTCCTGTTCGCTAACGGCGGTTGGGGTGGCTTTGGCGGCTTCGGCGGTGGCGCATGGGGTATGGACGGTCTTTACCCCTGGATGAACAACTCCCAGAACATCAATAACGGATTTCGGGATCAGATGTTAAATGACAACATCACATCAATCCGTGACGGTGTAAACGGAATTTCAACGCAGCTTTGTAACGGCTTTGCAGCTATTGAACAGGGTGCTAATACCCGTCAGATGGCAGATATGCAGCAGATGTTCTCATTACAGAGTGCTTTACAGAATTGTTGCTGTGAAAACCGTTCCGGCATTGCCGACCTTAAATACACGGTGGCAACCGAGAACTGTGCAGATCGTCAGGCACTTAATGAAGGTGTCAGAGATATTATCGCAAGCAATACGGCAAACACACAGGCTATTCTTGACAAACTTTGTCAGCAGGAGATTGACGCACTCAAAACACAGAACGTTTCCTTGCAGAATCAGCTTAACATGGCAACACTCCGGGAAAGTCAGACCGCACAGAACGCATTTATTCAGCAGGGCTTTAGTAACGAAGTGGATCAGTTATATAACAGGCTTAATTCCTGTCCTGTTCCGACAACACCCGTTTACGGTCGTACACCTATATTCACTTGTAACAATGGGTGCGGATGCGGTGTAGCATAGGAGGTGCATCATGGCAGAATATATTGCACAAGAACAGAACGTGAGCCTTAACTCACCCATTGATTTTTCAGCATCTATCCCTTGCAACAAGGGCGTGGTCATTCACGAAGATGGCACAGGGATTTTTATTCTGCGCGGTGTCACCAATCAATGCTATGCGACCTATCAAGTGACCTTTAACGGGAATATTTCAGTTCCCGAAGGTGGAGCGGTCACAGCAATAGCCGTAGCATTAACGGTAAATGGTGAGCCAAGGAACGCAAGTAAGGCTATATTCACTCCGCAAGCGGTTGAAGAGTTTGGCAACGTCACAAGTACAGCCATAATCAAAGTGCCGAGAGGATGTTGTTTCTCACTTGCCGTTGAATATGTGGATGCCACAACGAACGATCCGGCGGTTACACCTACACCCACAATAGATATAGCAAACGGCAATGTAACCATTGCGAGAATAGCGTAGAAAGGAGAAAGATTATGCACATGATGAAAACATACGAAAACCTCCGTGATATGCTTGAACGTGAGGTTACGGAGATCGAACAGAAGGGACAACTTGACGGGCAGAGCCTTGAACACCTTTACAAACTCATGGGAACTATAAAGAACGTAGACAAGTGCATGGGTTACGAAGAAGGAAACTCATACGGCAGGATGATGCCGGAAATGTCATACGCAAGAGATAGGTATGGCAGATATAGCGGTGATAATTTTCGTGATAGTTCGTATAGAGGATATGACAGATCGTACGGCAACCAGAAGATGAGAGAACGCCTCGAAATGCTTATGAGCGAAGCAACCAACGAAAGCGAACGTCAGGCTATCATGGACGCTATGAACAAAATTTAATATTGACGAGGTTAGGTACATTTGATATAGAGATTTCGTGATAAATTTCTTCATTCACTTACGGTACAAATCCCCTTAAAGTGTACCAACATAACCCCTTATCAAGCCGTCCGTGTGGGCGGCTTTCTTGTTGTACTACACGTTGTACTACATAACACCCTTTATGTGCCGTAAATACGGGAAATGGGCGTTATGCTTAAAATCTTTTTAGGGGGTGCATGGATAGCGGAAACCCTTGATTTTACGCTATTTTACTACCCTTTAATTGCATATGTTATCTTTTGGTTGTACTACACGCTATACTACACGTTGTACGACACGCAATTTTTGAGATTTTCTCCCGTTGTACGACAAATCAAAGAAGGTTTACCGCATCCAACATCATATCTAATGAAATGTGAGTATAAATTGCCGTGACATCAGGCAGACGGTGACCGAGAATAGCCTTTAACACCCTGACATCAACATTCTTTTCGGTCATCATTGAAGTAAACGTATGCCTTGTGTCATGTGGATTGTGGTTAGGGAGCAATTCTTTGAAATACCTATCAAACGTAGTTCTTGCCGGAACAGGGATGATCGGGAGTATAGCCTGTATCTTGGAGCATATCGGGACTATCCTTTTTCCTGACGGAGTTTTTGCCTGTCTGATTTCAACATAATTATCGTGGCAATCGGCAGGATCAAGGTTTTTCAGTTCTGAATACCTCATCCCGGTATAAATATAGACAAGTATAATCTTTGCGTATTCATTGTAAGGTTGTACTGTCCATAATCGGTCTATATCCTCTTTTGATATGACGGAGTGTGGATTCTGCTTTGTTTCCTTTTTGACAGGCATATTGATAGACTTTGATAAATTAAGGGATGTGACGGGTAAATATTTCCGTTTCACGGCATATTTGAGCAAGAGATTAACAAGTGTCTGCACATCCTCTAATGTGCCTTTTGACACATCAAGAGATTTATACAGACCTTCAAGCGTAAATACATCAATATCCGTTAATTTCATTTCATGGATTGCTTTCAGATGTCCGTATCTTATCCTATATGCCCTTAATGTCTGTTCTGCCTTTTCGTTTTCCTGTATGGAGTACCATTCTTTATAGAGATCATCAAGCGTGAATTTTTCTGCCAAAGAATACGGATCAGCGTTATACTGATTAAGTGCGATTTCCGCTTGCCTTTTGGTCTTGTGATACGAAATATATCTGATAATCGGGTGTCCGTCATCTTTCCAACCTATTATTTTACGGCAAGCCCAGGGACGGCGGCGGTTGCCGGATAATTTAACAACCGTCCCATCACCATTTTTACGCTTCATTCTTTTCGTCCTCTAATAAGTTTGAATACATATCGGTTTTTTTGATGTCCAACAACTTTAGAACGCTATTTTGCGTACCTACATCTGCATTGTTAAAAGCGTGTAACACGGCTCGGTCAAGTTCTGATATTTCCCTTGTATCTGTTTCAAGCTGCCGTGGAACATCAAGACCCATAAGCCAACACGGGTTAAAATCAAGAGCATTTGATATTAAGATAAGTTTATCCTGTTTAGGTTCGGCATATCCTGATAAATACTGAGAAATTGTACTATCTTGAATACCCGTTTTCTTTGATAGTACAACAGGGCGCATATTACGTTCATCTAATGCCATACGAAGCCTATCCTTAAAGTTCGCTTGCTTAATAATCATCTATATCACCTCCTGTTTACATAATAAATTATTGCTAACACATAATCAAGCCGTTATTTAACATTTTGAAAATATTTCTAAATTTAGGGGTTGACAAGCAACTTTCAAAATGGTAAAGTACCACTTGAAAGCAATACTAAATCTTGTAGAGAAAGGAGGACGCTATGACTTTCATATACAATAAGTTGAGGGGACGGATTGTAGAAATCTTTGGTACGCAGAAAAAGTTTGCAGACGCACTCGGCATATCAGATGCGACAGTTGCATCACGTTTATCCGGCAGATTGAAGTTTTCGCAGGACGAGATCATTGCTTGGTGCAACGCCTTAAAGATAGAAGCAAATGAAATAGGGGTTTATTTTTTTGACTATGAACTTTCAAACGATGAATTAGAAAGATTAAAGGCATGAAGAGGATAACCGTAAAACAAGCCGCTGAAATGATGAATGTCGGGGAACAGCAATTAAGAATAATGATCCAACGTGGCAGAATACCCGGTGCATCATACGGTGGTAGTAAAACAAGAAGATCGTATTTTATCACAGACACACAGATAGAAAATCTAATGAAAGGGGGTTTTAACAATGGGGTATAGGTTCGGTGAAAGTTGGGAAAAGTCACTTGACGATTATCTGACAAATCCGCCGGAAGGTGAAGAAAGTCATTACCTCTGTTCAGAGTGCAAAGACCCGTTATATCCGGGTGACAAAGTTTATCACGTTGACGGATGCAATTATTGCGAAGATTGCGCCCGTGAATGGTTAGAAGAGCAGAGCGAAGAAGTAACCGAAGAACAGGCTTTCGGGGAGTGATTCCTTGATATAGCAAGAGCATGACAGGACAGAAAAGAACATTTTATTAAACCACAGGAAAGAACAGAACAGTACATAACAAATGTTTTTAGGATTTAACGGAACAAATATTGTGAATACCTGCAAAGATTGTCCTGATCGTATTCCCGGATGTCATGACAGATGCACGAAGTATCAAACAGCCAAAGCGGAATGGGACAACAGGAGAGAGAACATCAAATCTGCAAAGCGGAAGTCACAGGCGATAGACAGTTATCAAATATCTGCTATCAAACAGATGCGGAAGGGTAAGCGTTGAGAACGTAGTAACGGTATTAAGCCGTGATAACAAAAAAGAACGTGAAACATCAACATATTAAAGAAAAGAAAAGTATAACTCACCATACAACAAAACACGACACTTAATGCCGTTGTTACGTTCTCAAACCTCCATAATTCAAAGCTGCGCTATCTGGCTATACGGGCAAAGGATATAACAAGACAGGATAAAACAAAACAGCAAAGCACATCATATTAAAAAGGAGGAAAGAATGGCTGAAAAAGGAAATATCTATGACAAATTAGAGCAGGTTCAGCAGACACTTAAAGCCCCGAAAAATCAATACAATTCTTTCGGAAAATACCACTACAGATCATGCGAGGACATATTGGAAGGTCTGAAAGAGCCGTTAATAAAGGTTCATGCGGTTGTAACCATAAGTGATGAAATCATATCGGTTGGGGATCGTATCTATGTAAAGGCAACGGCAAGGTTCACGGATGGAACGGATGTTGTCGAAAACACGGCTTATGCCAGAGAAGAACTTGAAAAAAAAGGAATGGACGCAAGTCAGATTACCGGAGCAGCCTCCTCTTATGCCCGAAAATACGCACTAAACGGCTTGTTTCTGATTGATGACAACAAAGATGCGGATGCACTGAATAAGGGCGAGGAAAAGCCAAAAACGGCAACCTTAAACCCGAAAAGAGCCGAACAGGAGAAAATAGCCGAGGCAAAGATCGGTGAGGCAAAAATTAACGTCTTGTTAAAGCAATGTGATGAATGTGGCATAAATCCGGCTACTGTCTGCGAAAAGATGAAAGTCAATGAGTTGTCAGACATCACCGAAAAGCAATTTCTGTGGATCAAGCAGAATTGGACGAAGGAGATCGTAAGTGGAGTGCAGGGCAACAATTAAGAACATACACCCAACAATAGGCGGTGCTGATATAACCCTTCATGTTGAGGGCGTACTTGACCCGTTAGACACACTTATGAACCGGGATTTGCGGTTAAAGTTGGTTCAATGGAGAGATAAGCGGTCTAACAATGCGAATAAATATTTCCATTTGCTATCTGACCAACTAGCCGACTCTATGCGGATGTCAAAGCCGAAGATGAAAAACTATCTTCTGTTTCATTACGGGCAGAAGGTACGGGATGCCGAGAACAATCTAGTTGTCATCAAAACTAACGCAGACGAGGACGAACTGATAACCAGAAGTGACCTTCATTGTTGGTATCTGAAAAATGCGACAGACGGAACACCGATGTACGTTTTGCTTGAACATAGCAGATTTTACGATACCCGGCAGATGTCAATTCTCATTGATGGGGTAGTTGCTGAATGTAAGGAACAGGGCATTGAAACAATGACACCTGCCGAGATAGACGAACTAAAGCAAAGATGGGGTGTAGAGATTGCAGAGCATCATCCAGGATGAAAAGGAATGTTTTATCTGCCACAACACGATAGGACTACACGATCATCACATTTTCGGTGCGGCTAATCGCAAATGGTCAGAGAAATATGGGTTAAAGATATGGCTGTGTCCTAGATGTCACAACATGAGTGATGACGGAATACATTTCCGTAAAGACTTGATGCTAAAGGTTAAACAGATAGGGCAGCGGAAGTTTGAGGAAACCCATACAAGGGAAGAATTCTTAAAGATTTTCGGCAGAAACTACTTGCCTTAAATCATAGTAACTGTTGGTTTGCTTGGTTAATTGTATCACAGCGGTTTACCAAAAGCCTATATGTCCTGCCGTTCGGTAGGGCGGCAGGGGAAAGGGGGTTAAATGGTCGAAGTAGGGGAAATATGCAAGGAGTGTAAATATTATTCCAAAAGGTCAGATACTTGCGACTACTATTTGCTAACAGGGCAAAGCAGAACGGTGACAAACAACATAAGGAACGATCCGCATTTCTGCGACAAGTTTGTTAAAGGGGAACGGAACATCAAAAAAGAACGTGACGATTGGATAAAGGAGATTTTCAAATGAATGAGATTTTCAAATTAACGAACGAATATGTGGAATACTACGACAAATTAACTGATCCTGAAATGGACGAGGAAAGCATACAGGGGATGTTATCGGTCATAGCCGGAGAGATCAAAGAGAAAGCTGCTGGACTTGCGATTGTCCGTGACAGATTAAAGATGGAACTTGCTGCCTGTAAGGAAAAGGAAAAGGAATGGCAGATAAAAAAGCAGGTCAGAGAGAACAACATCAAGAGATTAGATCGAGCAATTATTGAGGTTATGGGTCAGTTGGAATTGACAGACCTTGAAGCCGGAGATGTCAGATTTCATGTTCAAAATGCCGGGGGTCAACTTCCATTGATAGTGGATGAAAACAAAACCGTACCTGAAAGGTTTACAAAGTTGACTATTGAAAATGACAATCAGTTGATCCGCAAGGCATTAGAGGACGGGGAGAAGTTGGATTTCGCACATTTTGGTGAGCGTAGCAAGGTTTTGAAAGTTAAGTGAAGGAGGAAAACATGAACATCAAGTACAGAGTGATTATCAAGGTCAGTAACCACGAGGCATGGTTCGAGTTTGATAATGCAGATCAGGCGTGTGGATTTGCCAGAAATGCAATTTCTCACATAGTAGATAGTGAGGACACCAAAAAGAAATCCACTATTGCAATCCAAGTAGTGGATGCAGACGCAAAGGATGATGACGAAGATTAGAAAAGGGGGTCAGTATGAAGAAAAAGACACAATGCGACAAGATTTTGAAGTACATGGAAACCCACAAGGGGATAACCGGGAAAGACGCATATAGAGTAGCTTTGTGTATGTGTCTGCCACAGAGGATTTATGACCTGAAAGATCGGGGATATGACATAGAAAGTGAGTATGTCTATGTCAAGAACGCAGAGGGCGAGAAGTGCAGGGTAAAAAAGTACCGTCTTGTAAAGGAGGTATGACGATGACTTTCGTTGAACAGGCGGGGTTTAAGTTGTTGTGCGACTTTATAGGAAATGCCGAAGAACATGGCATTTGTTACAACGGGGAAGATATGCCGCTAGAACTACAACAGATGGTTATAAACATCGTTAAGGACTATGCGGAGAAATACAAGGAAGAAGTTGACTAATGCCGGGATGGATAAAACTTGACAGACAAATACAAGATCATTGGGTATGGAAAGACAAGTATAGCAGAGGTCAGGCATGGGTTGATTTGATAATGCTTGCGAACTATGAGGATAAAAAGACTATCCATAAAGGGAAAGTAAAAGTCTGTAAACGTGGTGATGTGAATTTGTCTGTCAAGTATCTTGCGGAGCGTTGGGGTTGGAATTGGAGAACAGTTAAAAGTTTTCTTAACGCCCTTGAAAGTGACGGAATGATTACATCAGAGTACACAACGAATTACACAACGATAACCCTTGTAAATTACGATAAATACCAACTTTGTGAAAACGAAGTACATAACGAAGTGCAGAACGCACTGCATAACGGAGTACATAACACACTACATATAACTAATAAAGAAAAGAATATAAAGAAAGATAAGAAATATGATTCCTCATTTTCCGAGTTTTGGAAAATCTATCCGAGGAAACAGGACAAAGGGCAAGCATATAAATGCTACCTTGCTAGATTGAATGATGGATATAGCGAGGATCAGTTATTAACCGCCTGTAAGAATTATGCGGCTGAATGTGAAAAGAACAAGACGGAGCAGAAATACATCAAACACGGTGCAACATTTTTGAGTATCAATGAACCGTTCCTTGATTATCTAGGAGATAGCAACGATGACATGGCAGGAAGAAATGGAACAGATGAAGAACAGCATAACCGAGAACTTGACGAACACATCGCAAGGATCGAAGCCGGAGAATTTGACGCAGAAGATGAAGAACTCCGAAGAATATGGGACGATTAGCGTTTGCCCTTTGTGTAATAACGATGGATGGGTCTTTTACCGGGATGAAAAGGGATATGAATATGCCAAGGAATGTGAGTGCGGCATCCGGCAGAGGATGATACAGAGGAACAAATTAAAGTTTGCGGCAATCCCTGTTAACTATGCGGATGTGAAACTTAAAGACATGACGATGCGGTACTACCAGAAGTCAGAAAGTAAAAGCACGTTCAGGTCAATAGCGGATTTTATCAAGATATATCTTGAATACCTTGATAAGTACGTTGATGCCGGAAAAGGAATTTACTTTTGGAGTAGCACAAAAGGGTCGGGAAAGACGATGTTAGCAACGGCATTAGCAAACGAACTGATAAACAAACACAAGCGGTCTGTAAAGTTTGCGACATCCCTTGACATCTTGGACGAGATCAGAGCGACCTATGACAGCCATAGCGAAGATAGAGAAAGCAAGCTGCTGAATGATTTGGTATCTGCTGAATTTCTTGTGATTGATGATTTCGGAACGGAAAGAGCCTCCGATTGGGCGGGAGAGAAATTCTATCAGATAGTCAATAAGCGGTACATGAACAAAAAAGTGACGTTCTACACAAGCAATTTTGACCTAAAGACGCTGAAATACGATGACAGAATACAGAGCCGCATCCGGGAAAGATCGTTCATTGTTCATTTTCCCGAGGAAAGCGTAAGAGAGGTTAAGGCAAAACAAGAGAACGGCATAGAACACGCAGAATAGGGTTAAATTTTAAGTTTAACACACATAGGCAAGGGTTTATATACCTACGATACGAAAATCGAAATACGGGGCAAATAAGGGGGTTTTATGAAACAGACAATTTACAAGTTCGGAGTAGTCCTGTCATTCCTTGCAATGGCAGGTGTGGCAGAAGGGATAACAGGCAGAGGCGATACATACATTTCAATAGTTCTGCTGATAATCGGTTTTTTAATGAGCCTTTACGGGGGGTATATGTGATGACAAATGAGCCGTTCGTAAACCATGAACTGATAGACCGGGTACGGAGAGTAAGGGAAGATCAGTTATTACACGATGACAGCTATCAGTTTGACGAAGAAGCACAGGAGAACAGGGACTTATCGGAACTATACAGGGTGGTCGGAAACTTTGACAAGTCA